ACCAGCAGTTGGTGTAGCTGCTACTACTTGACCAGATAATCCACCAGTAGCCATTGTTTCACCAGTTTGAAGCTGTTGAATAGTAGGTTGAATAGCTGTGCCAGAAGGCATAACTGTTGCTGGATTAGTTAATAATGATTCAATTTGTGTTATAACTTTACGACTCTTATCTTGTTCCTTCATAGTCGGCTGTATAGCCGCTTCAGGTAAAGTAGTAGTATTTGGTGCGTCTGTTGTTGCCATTATCTTCCTTGTCTATTATATTTTTTTGTCATTCTTTTTTCTTGTTTGTTTAAATTTTTTTTATGTCTTCTTGGTCTTTTTCTTGGTTTTGGTCTTGGTGTAAAATTTTTAAAATTAACACGGGCCATTAATCAAAGTCAATTGTTTTAGCTGTTGTAGTTGATGCTTCTCCAACAAATTCTTCTGTATGTTGAGTTCCTTGACCATCAGTTGTTCTTCCAGCAGAGTAAAACCCTGATGTTGTGCTTGATACTTGAGCTGCACTACCTATAGCATCTCTTCCAGTTCCAACACTTGGTCTTGTTGACCAATTAGTTCCATCATAACCTATTGTAGAAGTTTGACGAGTAGGATTACCACCTGCAAAAACAATACAATCTGTTTGTGATCCAAAACCTGTAGTACCACCTTTATTAATAATTAAATCATTTCCAGCTGTCCAAGAAGAACCATCATACTCTTCACATGACTCACCTGCTGCTCCTGGTTGAGGATTACCTCCAGCACATAAAGCAGCTGTTTGTGTACCTGTACCAGCTCCACTTTTTCTACCCACGTTTAAAGCACCTCCAGCTGTCCAATTAGTCCCATCATATTCTTCACATAAAGCTGTATTAGATGGTGCACCTCCTGAGCCTAAACCTGCGGTTAATATACCATGTGACATACCATCGGATCTAGTATTATTCATGTTATTAACACTTGTCCAACTTGATCCATCATATTCTTCTGTAGTATTTACACCAGATGGTGATCCAGTATATCCACCATAACAAACTCCTGCAGTTTGTAATCCAAAAGATTGAATAGAACCTCTAGATGTATTTAAGTTACTACCTTCAGTCCATGAAGTACCATTATACTCTTCAGAATTTGGAGTGAATCCACCAGGTGTATTTCCACCTGCACATAAACCTGCTGGAGTTGTTCCACAAACTCCTGCATTGTATCTTGCTGTTCCTAAATTTCCTCCACTTGACCAAGCTGCTGCTGTAAATGCACTAACTGATAAATTCCATTCTTCTGTATCACTTTTTGTTCCACTTGCATAACCACCACAACCAATTGCAGATGTTTGAGTTCCTAAAGTACCTCTTGCTAGTGCATATCTTGCTGTTCCCATATCTGATGCTGATGAATAAGAAGTTCCATCATATGTAAAAGTTTTATTAACAGTAGATGGAGTTCTACCAGCAAAATACATAGCTGCTGTTTGTGATCCAGTTGCTCCTTGTTGTTCTATATTAGTAGGTGTATTAGTTACTGATGTCCATGTAGAACCATCACATTCCTCAGTAGCATTACCAACTCCTGGATCTGGTCCAGTTCCACCTCCCATAAGAACAGCTGCTGTAGTTGTACCCGCCATTCCACCAGCTCCTCTTCCAGTATTTAAACTACCTGGGGTTGCTGTCCAAGACGTTCCATTATAAATAGCGGATGTTGTTACGGCAGGCCCACCTCCCGCTGCTATTCCTGCTGTTTGAGTTCCATGTGTTGAAATACTATATACACCTGTGGGATAATCTCCTCCAGCTGTCCAACTTGAACCATCATATTCTTTTGTTTCATTAACGTCTGGATAACCACCTACAGCTGCTCCAGCAGTTTGTGTTCCAAAACCACCAAGGTTATATCTTGATGCAGGATAATCAGTAGCAGATGACCAACCACTACCATTATATTCTTGAGTAGTAGCTATTGCTGGACCTGCAGGGCCTATGCCTGCAGCAAATACTAAAGCCGTTTGAGTTCCAAAACCTGCTCCATTTCTTTGACCTGTAATTAAATTACTGCCAGCTGACCATGCACCAGATGCAATGTATGATTTAACATTAGAATCTGTAGAATTATAAAAGACTTCACCTTCTTGTATTCTATCTCCTGAAGTATCAGAGGATAAATACTTTACCTTTAAGCCTTTTAATTCTTGGTAAGTTGACATTTAAAATTCCTTTAAACTATTGTAGTAAAACCTGGCTTTGCACCAATTCTTGAAATTTTTTCATCTGCTGATTCACCATCAACATTGTTATTATCCCAAGCTGTTCTTGCAAGATCATCAGCTGCTTTAACTAAAGCTTGTGCTTCTGTTTTAGTTTTTTCAGTTCCACCTCTATCAGCTAGCCAGCATGCTCCTCTTTCATTAGATCCAATAGCCCAGATATCTACATAATTAGATCCATCGTGACCAGAATAACCTCTTAGAAAAAAATTTCTTCTGTCTTCTGCAGTAAAGAATCCTTTTCCAGTATTAGCTGCTACACCATATAAAAATAGTGCCATATTAATCCTCCTTTTTTACTTTATATATTAATAATACCATAAATCAACTATCTGTTATAGTTTTTAAATTTAAACTTGTTGTTTCACCTGTAAATTCTTGTGTAGTATTTGCTCCAGGACTTCCACCAAATTGTAACGCAAGGGTCTGCGTTCCTGTTGTGCTACCTGCCATATCTTCTCTACCTGTACCCATAGCTGGTCTTGTTGACCAAGATGTCCCATCAAAAGCCTCTGTATCAGTTCTATTTGGATTACCTCCAAAAAATAAACCTGCTGTTTGAGTTCCACTGGCTGCCCCTTGATTTCTTGCTGTATTTAAATCACCTACCTCTGTCCAAGAAGTTCCATCATACGCTTCTGTATGTCCAGTAGGAGTTCCTCCTACTCTAAATGCATTTGTTAAACTTGTTCCTCCACCTGATATATATCTAGCATCATTATTTAAAGCACCTCCATCAGTCCAGTTTGTGCCATCATATTCTTTTGTAGAGCCAGTTAAACTATCATATGGAGATCCTCTATGACCACCAAAAACTATTCCTGCAGTTAAAACGCCAGCAGCACCATGTTGTGCTCTTGTTTCAGGAAGGTTAGTTACTTCTGACCATGTTGATCCATTATATTCTTCAACTTCTGCTTTAAAACCTGGACTTGGAGATTTGTAACCTCCAGCACCAACAGCGGCTGTTTGCGAACCAAAACCATGTAAAGAATCTCTAGTTGTGTTAAGATCCCCACTTTCAGTCCATGATGAACCATCATATTCTTCAGTTTTTCCTGTTACAGGAGGAGTTCCTCCAAATGCAAGTCCTGCAGTCTGTGTGCCTGTTCCTGCTAAATTGTGTCTACCAGTATTTAAATTACCACCACTAGCCCATGCTGCAGCTGTAATAACAATTGCTGATTTATTATATTCTTCTGTTAAATTATATTGTGGCGAGCTGTTCCCTACTCCTGCTAATGCTGCACTAGAAGGTGCTCCAGTATTATTATTACCACCGAGTGCTCTTGCAGTTGCCATAGTTGCTGGAGAAACAGTCCAACTTGTTCCATTATAATTTAATGTTCTGTTTGTTACAGTATGAGCAGGAGGGACAAATCCTCCAAAAACTAAGCCATCCGTTTGTGTGCCAGCACCACATCCTCCTCCTTGACCAACTGGTAATGAAGTAGCTGTTGTCCAATTAGTTCCATCATAATGTTCTACATTAGTTATATAACCTGGTCCATATCCTCCAGCTCCTACAGCGGCCGTTTGAATTCCAATTCCAACCATGGCATTTCTACCATCGTTTAAAGCGTTGGCAGTTGTCCAACTTGTTCCATCATATTCTTCTGTGGATGCACCATCTGAACCTGAGGGGGCGGGCCCTCCAAATGCAAGTCCTGCGGTTTGAGTTCCTGCAGATCCTACACTAGTTCTTCCTACATTCATATTATTTTGTGGAGACCATGAAGTTCCATTATATTCTTCTGTAAAAGCTACGTTAGTAGACCCTGGAGGTCTTGCATCTCCACCAAATGCAAGTCCTGCGGTTTGACTTCCTGCTCCACCTGGAAGATATCTTCCATTTGTTAGATTACCACTAGTTGACCAACCTGACCCATTATATTCTTCAGTAACATTAGTTGGTGTGTTAGTTGATAAATATCCACCAAAACCTAAGTTTGCTGTTTGTGTTCCTAATGATCCTATGAAACCCCTTGTATTATTAGTTGGTGAAGCACTAGACCATGCTTCAGTAACAACTCCCACTTTAAATTCTGAATCAGTATCACTATAAAATATTTGCCCTTCTCCTTGTGCATTAGATAAATCAGAAGTAAAAAATTTAATTTTTTTACCACGTATATTTTTATAGTCTGTCATGATACATCAACCGTTCTTGTTGTTGCTGCTGCTGTAAATTCTTCTGTATTATTTAAAAATGGTGGATGTCCACCAAATAATATTGAAGCAGTGCTTCCAGATGCTGATGTTGAACCACCATCATGTCTTGCAGTTGCTAATGTTGCTGCAGCTGTCCAAGTGGTTCCATCATATATTTCTGCTGTATTAGTTGCAGCTGTTGCAGCATCATTAAATCCCCCTGCACCCATAGCATCTGTTTGAGTTCCTCCAGATCCCATAGCTCCTGTTGAATTATTCTTATTATTAACACTAGTCCAAGAAGAACCATCATATTCTTCTGTAATATTAGTTCCAGCATTAGGTCCACCAGGAATACCACCAAATCCTAAACCAGCAGTCTGTGTGCCTGCAGAACCTAAATCTCTTCTTCCTGTATTTAAATCACCTCCTGCAGTCCAGTTAGTGCCATCATATTCATATGTTTTATTAGTTCGTGCATCTCCAGTACTTACATCTCCACCAAATATCATTCCTGCAGTTAATGTTCCAGTTCCTGCAGCTTCAGGAATTCCTGCTACTGGTACATCAGTAACTTCTGTCCAAGATGATCCATCCCACTCTTCTACAAGATCTTGAGTTTGAGGATTTGCTGGTGGTATCAAACCTCCAGCACATACAGCTGCAGTTTGTGTTCCAAATCCTGCAACATTTCTTCTTCCTGTATTTAAATCTCCAAGTTCTGTCCAACTACTTCCATCATAAGATTCATTTGTTTGCATTGTATTATCTGGTCCAGTTTCTCCTGCAAAATAAAGTGAAGCATCTCTTGGTCCTGAAGAAGCACTACCAGCATTTATTCTTCCAGTATTTAAATTTCCACCACTTGCCCATGCTGTAACAGTAGGTACAACTTTTATTGCTTTAGCTGAAGAATTATACCATATCTGTCCTTCTTTAATATTAGAAGGATCACTTGATACAGATTTTATACTGTAACCTTTTGCTTGTCTATAAGTTGTCAATCAACTCTCCTATTAATCGTTTTTAAATAACCAACCTTGAGTAGAATCAGTAAATACTAAAGTAAAGGCAGCTCTTTCTGTTGATACTGTTAAATCATCTGTAGATCCAAATATTTTTTCTGATCCATTAGCTGCTACTGTGCATGCATTTGAATCAAAAGTTCCAGCATAGTCAACTATAGAAATTTCATCACCAAGAGTTCCTGCTGGTAATGTAATTGTAATTGCTGAAGAAGTTGTATTTACAAATACACCTTCACCAGCTGAAGCTGTATAATTTCCTGTTTTAACTGATTGCCATTGTGTTCCACCACCAATATAAGTTTTAATTCTAGAAGCTGCAACTTTTCTATTAGTTCCTCCAGCTCCATTATCTACTATAAATAAATCAGCATCAACTAAATCTTCACCGATATCAGTGCCACCATCTATATCTAATGCTGTTAAAGGAGTTGTTCCTGCACTTATACTTGCACCAGATAAAACTGGTGTTTGTGAAAATGTTACCACACCATTTGATGCTATAGCTATCGCATCTTTGTCAGAAGCAGATCCAATATTACCTGCATCTGCAATAACTATTCCTGCATTAAATATAGCTTCACCTGCAGCTGACATATCTAATGTTAGTGCAGTTATATCAGAACTATCATCTGTTCCTTTAAATATAATATCTGAATCACCAGCTTGTGCATCTATTGTAATATTACCAGAAGTTGTAGTTAAATTAACTGCTGCATCACCAGCTGTTAAATCATCTGCTGCTGAAGATACACCGCTTGTAAAATATGTTTTAAATGTAGCAGCACTAGTAACACGCATTGTGCCACCATCATTGTGAATAATACCATCACCATCAACTACTGCTGTAGTTCCAATTGTAGCACCACCATCTATTAAATTAAGTTCTGCTGCTGTAGCAGATATAGTTGTGCTATCTATTGATAAAGCATCAGTTTCTAATGTGCCATCAATATCTACATTTCCAGATATATCTAATTCAGTTGCTATAATTTTATCATTAAATGTTGCAGCTCCTGCAGCACTACCATCAATGGTTAAAAATGTTGTATCTGACCCACCATCTGTTCCTTTAAGTATAATATCTGTGTCATCACCTTGTGCATCTATCGTAATATTACCCGAAGATGTTGCAACTGTAACTGCTGCATCTCCTGTAGTTAAATCATCATAAGCAGTTGATATACCAGTCTGTGCATAAGTTTTTAATCTTGATGCTGTAACTTTTCTGTTAGCTCCACCAGCACCATCATCAATAATAAATAAGTCAGCATCAACAATTGCAGCACCAATATCTGTACCACCATCAATATCCAATGCTCCAATATCTACTTTACCAGCTGTACTGATAGTATTTAATTTACTATCAGCTATTGATCCTGCTAACATAGCATTTGTAATAGAAGTAGATCCTATTACAAAATCTAAAGTATTATCTGCATCATCATAAGTAACACTAAGACCTGTTTCAGTATTAGAACTTACCATTGCTCCTACAGTATCAGATATAGTTTCAGCTAAAGTAGTGCCATTAATTGTAATGGCATCTGCCTCTAATGTTCCATCAATATCTGCATCACCACTAATATCTAATGATCCTGCATCTAATTCACCTGTTAAAGTTACATTTCTAAATCCTGATATATCTTTATTTGAATCAACTATAACTGCTAATGAAGCAGAAACTGTACCTGCTGTAATTCCATCAAGTAAATTTAATTCTGCTGCTGTTGAAGTTACATCTGTACCTCCAATATCTAAAGTAGTCATTGACACTTCACCTGCTACTGTTAATACACCACTAGTAAGTGTTAATAAATCTGTATCTGAAGTATGACCTATAGTTGTACCATTAATATTAATATTATCAATAACAGCTTGAGTAATAGCACTATTAGTACCTAAAGTTGCACCATCAACTGAACCCCCATTAAGATCAGCTGTATCTGCAACTAAAGCATCTGTAGTAACTGTACCATCAAAAAATGCATCTTTAAATTCAAGAGAGGAAGTTCCTAAATCTATATCATTATCTGTAACAGGTACAATAGCACCATCTTGTATTTTAACTTGTTCTACTGCTGAAGATGATACTTCAACATAAAATTCTAAATGATTATTAGAGGTATCAACTAATATTTTATTATTTGAATCTGCATCTCTAAGTGTACTAATAGGCCCACCCTCACCAGCTGTACCATCATGTGAGTGTCCTGTTGTTGCATGAAATGCAGCTAATACCTGGTTAAACTCATCGTTAGAATGAGCTGCAAGTATAGTATCACCTGTTGTGAAACTAGACTGTCGTGCCGAATAGCCTGCCATTATCTTCTTCCTCCTGGGGTAAATTCTAATTGAAATCCTTTAACTGAAAATGCATCTGCACTATTTTGATCATCTATCTGTAATGCTACTGCAAATCCTGAACCTTCTACTGTTTGTCTTACTAATGGAACACCCGATGCATCATATAATGCTTGACCATAAACTCCAGCACCATATTGCCCAGCACCACCTACACTTGGAAGTGCAATTTTTGCTGGTTGTGGACTATTTTGATCATCATAATTATATCTAAGAGCTAAGTTTGCATCAATTGATGTTCCTTCACCTTCATAATTTAAATTAACTCTTTGCATATATTTTCTAATACCTGGATCTCCCATTACCATATCAGGTGATCTATATACTGCTTGAATAGTAGTTGTAGTTGCACCTGTAGCAAAAGTATTTCCTGTTTCCATTTTATAAATGAATCCATCATATCCACCAAATACTTGTGTTTCAACATTACTAATAAAATCTGAGTCTGTGCAAGCTGGTTTAATACCAACTATATCTGCATATTCAAATCCAATTTGCCCAGTATTAGGATTATTTTTTAATACACCTATAATTCCTTTTGATGATAATTGTCCTGTAGCTGTTACTGGATAAAATAA